AAAGGCGCTCGCTGGTGATACGTCTTCAATAGTTTCTCAGCTGCGTCTTTCATAAGTCCTAGTTCTGCCATGAGTTTATTTTTACCCATGCCATACATAATACCTAAATTAATTGTCTTTGCTTGTTTACGATCGATACCGGCCATGTCAGCAATCATCTGATGAAAGTCTGCACTGCCGTCGTTGTATGCATCAACAATTGTGCCTGTGCCTTCCAATCGCATCAATGATGCAAAGTGCACTAATATTCTTGGTTCTTGTTGACTGTAGTCAAAACAACCCCATGTATGTTTTTCTTCTGGTATAAATAAACTTCTAATCAATGGTCCAAGATGCTTGTGGCGTGCTGGTATCTGCTGGAGGTTTGGATTGTTGTAACTAAACCTACCTGTCACTGTACCACCTTGATCTGATCGTATCTGATTTATCTCTGCGTGTATGCGTCCGTTGTGTTCGTGTTTAAGTATTGTATCTATAAATGTTGTGTTTGCTTTGTTTATTTCTCTTGCTTCGTTAATTAGTTTGGGTAGCTCTGCTGGATGTGTGGCTAAAAAATTTTTTGTAAATGATGGTGCACCTTTCTCAGTTCTATCATAGGGCATTTTTAATGTATCAAATGCTTTTGCAATCGACGCTGCCGCCCATATCTCAACGTCAAATCCTGCTAACTTGTTAATATCTTGCAATAATTTTTTCTCTGTTTCTTGTAGCTGTGCCTTGACAGACATAGCTTTTTGTACATCTACACGCACACCTTTAAATTTCATATCGACTAGGCATGGAAACAAATTAGTTTCTAAGTTAAATACGTCCCACAGATCTTGTTTTGATATTTCATGTTGCAGTGCGTGCCACAATTTTAGTGTAATCTCTGCATCTTTTTCTGCATACTCACCAACAAAAGTTGCTGGCAATCGCCACATCTCTGCTTTTGGATTGACGCCAAAATCTTTAGCAGCTTCTTGTAATAATTTTTCATTCTTACGCATGTTGATATAATCTTTACCAACAGAGTCTAGTGTGTAACTAAATCTATTTTCATCAATTAAACTTGCAGCAATCATTGTATCAATGATGCCACCATTTATATGAAAGCCAAGTGACCTGATCCAGGATACATCGTACATGGCGTTGTGAAATATTTTTGTAGCTGTGCTGTTCAACAATTCTTCGAACCAATCTAAGACTAATCCCCGGTCCATGTTCCCACCACCTTCGTGCGCGATAGGAAAATAGCCGGACCACCCTTCGACCGCAACAGCGATACCGACTATCTCCCCGTCTCTTCTTACCGAACCTGATCCCATTGTAAGCAGGTTTGGATCTCGTGTCTCTAAGTCAATTGCTATTTCATTATGACTAGATAAATCAGGCAACCGTTCTGGTGGCACCCACTCAGTTTCCGGTGTGAATAGTGGTTGTTGTAATGTCCTCAACTGTAGTCTCTTTCGATTATCATATCGATAAAATGCTTCGCTTTCTCGAGGCTCTCTTTGCCTCCCTTGTCTTGATGTCTAACTATGTATTTTATAGCAGAACCCTCGGCGAATAACAACTTGTTTTTATTGATGAATTCGCTAGGCTGTATCTCGTATTTTTGGTAATGGTCGCCACCGACCTGGTTATCGTAGGGGTTAGACATATGTACATTCTCCTGTTTCTACATTTACATTTAAAATATTTACACCAAGATTTTTTTGTATTGGTGTAAGTGATCTATTAATTTTATATCCGTCTCGCTTTCTTCTGCACTCAGACTTTACGTCTATCAGTATAACTTCATGTTCTTTTATTGCAACAAGATCAACAGCTCCTTGTTGTGACATGTTCCTGCAAACTAAATAGCCTTGATCCCATAGCCACATCGCAGCTATGTATTCTGCTTTGTCACCTTTTATGTGTTCGTGAAATCTCATAACACATATCTTCTGTCATAGTTTCTTGCCTCTAGTATATGCAAAGATTTTTTTGCACGTGTCACTGCTACATAAAACAACCTATGCAATTCATCTGGGTTAACATCGTTGTTATTAACAGCAGACTTAGTAATATCAGGTAAGAGTAGAACATTATCGGCTTCACCTCCTTTGGCTGCGTGTATTGTTGATAGTGTTATTCTTGGTGTCTGTGTAATTTTTTCTTTATTAGCTAACATATTTCGTATGTAATTTTCTGTATTCGTATCTAACCCTGCGAACGCTTTGTACCAAACATCTTGTGTTTGTAATCCGTGGTCATTGCTGCATTCTTCAATGTAATAACCTTCTTCGTTCTCATCAAAAGTTTTACCGGTGCGATAACCTTTGGTTACGTTTTCTCCCAGGTACGAATAAATATTTTTTATTGATGCAACAGGTAAAGTTGTTTCAATAGTTCTCCACTTTTCCCATGCTTGTATAGCTAACAATAAATCTAACTTGATAGAGTTTTTATGTTTGTGAGAAAAATACCAACCCTGCAACTCACATAAATCTTTTACGTCATCAAGAAAATAATTTGCTGTAGATAATACTAGCCATTGTCCTTGTGACATATCCACTTGTGTGACGTCAGAGTATCGTGTCAAATCACCCATCTCTTGTCTTGGCATATATTCTTTATCAAATCTATTAGATACGTTCCTAATTATGCTTTGTGATAATTCATGTATTGGCCCACCTGGTATGCGGTATGATTGACTCAGTGTATCTATCTGATCTACTTCTTCCTTAAGAGCGATAAAAGTATCAACGTCAGCACCAGCCCACTTAAATATAGCTTGATCATCGTCTCCTGCAATGTAAGTCTTTTCTGCTTTTCTCCAGAGACATTTGACCATTTTCCATTGAAGTGGTGATAAGTCCTGTGCCTCGTCAATAAATAATACGTCGAAATCTGGTGATAAATTTTGTTCAATAAAGCTCTCCAACATATCATCGTAATCAACAAGTCCTTTTTCTTTTTTATACTTCTTAAGTTCTTGATCTAAAAGATATAATAAATCTCTTTCTACGTCTATGTATGTGTTGTGTTCGTTCTTATCGTATTGCTCTAGTACAGGTATTTCTCTTACTCTAGCTTTATTTATTATACGCAAATACTCATTGTCAGAACTAAATATACCATCGTCTTCTTGCCAAAAAGCACTTTTAATAGTAATGCCACACTTCATACCAAAATCTCTGTAGTCAGATGATTTCATCACACGTTCTTTTTTTATACCTAATGATCTAAAAGCTAACGAGTGTAGAGTTCTAAAATAAGGTATCTCATCTTTATCTATCATAAACTTTTCTTCTGCTCTCGTTATTGCTTCGTATGCAGCTCTGCGAGTAAAAGAAAAATAACCTATCTTTTGTATGTCTGTGCCTGATCTTAAAAACTCCTCTACTAAATTTAATAGTGTTGTAGTCTTGCCTGTGCCTGGTGGACCTAAAATAATTGTTTTCATTAAAACGGAGCCTCCTCGTATTTTCTTTCAGACAAAGAAGGTTCTACTTTCTTCATTGCTTTTATTTTTATGACATGTGGGGTTTGACCTTTAATTGTCATGCGTATTTCTTTTTCAAAAAAATCTAAACTTTTTAACAAACTACCTGTTTTTGATCTGTCCAGTTCCCAATTGTTTCTTTTAGCCCAACTAAAAAAATCATCCATTCTAAAAAAACAAAAACCATCTTCATCAGTCCAAGACATTTTACTCAATATGTCTTCTTTCTTATGTGCCTGCGGTCTATTGACTGTAAACTCTCTTAACAAATCTGTAAGAAAATGAATTGGGTCTAATGATTTTAATGGTTCACTTTCATCTAAATTTTCTAGTAAAGGTTTTAAATATATCTCTCTCCAATCTTTGCCTTTCATTATAGGTGATACTATGTTTGCTTGATCTAGTATTGCTACAGCAAATAAATTAGGATTGTGTAACTGCTCTGTTTTTAATTCTACTCTTTTATCATCTACATTAAGAAACCATTGTGGTGGATTTGATGTAACCTTAGTCAACGATCCAAGTTCCGGCATCTGCTCTTCCTCAAAACCAACACCAAACTTTTTAGTTCTACATTTTGCAGCATTGCACACACTACAAATAGGTTGTTCTTTACACCTGTACTTATCATAGCCTTTTTTATTTAAAGATTTAATTAACATTTGTACCTCTGTGTTACCCAAAGGTGGATCCATAACTTCTTGATTATCTGCCACCAACATATCTTCCCAATTATCAGGGTTAGATTTTTTTCTGTACACACCAACATTAAATAATCCATTGTTTCTAGAACCTTCACCAAAACCTTCGTCGGCTAATTTATTTAAACAAGGTGGACCGTCTTCAAAAAACTCTTTTACTTTTTGTGGTTTTTTTATTTTTATTTTTTCTATTTCCTCTCTAGTCTGTGACCATTCATCATATATAGAATAGAATGATTCTAAACTAGCTGCATCGCCCTCTGCATTAAAGGTGTAACGTAAACCTCTAGTGCCACCATGGTAAGGTAAATTTAAAAAGTTACCAACGTCGCCTCTTTCTGCAAGTATCTCAGTTTGTTTTGGAAATATCTCACTGCCTGCATAGCCCAAAGACTCTGCCATTGCTTTGAGTTTAGACTGCATCAGTGATGCAGGAATAAATTCTTTTGCAAATAAAAATAAATGTGCACCACCAGACTTAGATCTAAAAGTTACTAAAGGAAAAGACATTTTTTTGATTTCTAATATTAACTCTAGGTGATTTAAATTGTATACATCTACATCTATACAGCCCCATTTACACATATTGTTTTCGTTAATAGGTATAATACCAAGAGCTGGTTCTTTACCCTCTATATGGTCAGACCATAATTCGTCTATTACATTTTCTCTTTTAATTAATGCTCTGGCTACAGCTTTGCCTTTTTCAGTGACCTCTCCGGTCAACTTCATTATTCCGTAAGCGCTATTATTACCTTCAAATATTTCCTTAAAGCGTTGCATAGTGTTTTCTGTACTCTTCTATCTTCTTTCTATTATCTTTTCGGTATTCTTTCTGATACTCCTTAGTCTTTCGTTCAAAATAATCCTTACCTTCAGGACTATCTCTAAACATTTGTAATGTTTCTTCAAGACTTTTTATTCTGTTTCTAAGTTTTGCTACTGTTTTCGTACGGTAATATTTTCTTTGATAGCTTTCTCTTTCGCTCATCTAATGTTTTTATCCTCTCTTCTTTCTGTCTTTTAGACTCTTTTGTACTTATATCCCAAAGCTCATCTTCTGCGAGCCATACCTCATCAAACGTCAGAGACGCATAAGGGGGGATGTACTTACGCGTCTCCTTCTTCATGATTAAAACGGCACCTCGTCTTTAGACTTAGTTTCGTCTCCACCATGTTTTGCAGTTACGTCACCTTTGTTTACGGAACTAGCAAAACTTTTTGCTGCCTCGTACAAATCTTTATCTTGTACAGGGCCAACCTTTTCTACAGTCCAACCAAACCAAGTTCCCTTGTCATTAGATTGTTGTACTGTTTTAAGATTGTACACGTGACTATACATAGCCGGTGTGAACATACCATTCTTACCTTTAAGTTTGATACTATTCATCATTGAGTTCCACGATCTACTCACTTTTAATTGTGTAGATTTCATAGAAATCAAAGCTGATGTGCCATCATCTATTGTTACAAAATATGACGCTGTATTTTCTAGATAGTTACCGTTAGGTAATCTATCCTTATATGATGCGTCACGTGTTGCATCTTTAATGATACCACTATCAACAGAGTGTATAGCTACAGGAGCACTTGTGCCCTCGCCTCTATCACTCCACTCGACATATTCCCTTTTGTAATAACATGGAATTACATTAACTCCTGCTTCACCATCATACAGCTGCTTAGTCACGGTATTAAATATCATACCTGGTTCAGCACCATCCACATATTTGGCGTCCCTTTTATTACACTCGGGTGATAGTTGACCTAATACTCTAAGAAAAGGTAATGCATAGTCCTCTGTGTCCATGTTACCAAAACCCGTATTAGCGTCTGCTTCAAACATGCCTGTTAAGGCAACGTCTGTCTTCTTTTTTTCTGCTACTTGATTCATGTTTCGTTTCTCCTTATTCATGATTCGTTATTTCCGGCTAATTTTAGTTTGATCCTTAACAAACAAATGAAAAGAATCCGAGGGCATGTCGAGGCCGGCCTCGACACGCTCTCTATATAGAGCTTTCAATGTCATGGGCTCAACTTTTGATTTTTGTTGTGGCTCATAACCTTCTTGCTCCGCAAGGTCCAGGAGTTCCTTCGCCTTGTTGTCTTCGCCTTTACCGAACGTAACAAAGACTTCATTTTTAATGATGTCTGCTAGCCCGTTTTCTCGAAGCCATTTGTG